TCTCATAACTCTCTAACATAGCTTGTAATTTAAAAATTTCTGTCCTTTTCCTATTAATTCCTTGTATCTTTCATTAGGTAGTGAAAACCCCTCAACTCTTTGGTTAGGTACAACTTGGCAAAAGCAAGAGGGAAGATTTCTTTTAGGAAGTAGTTCTAGTTATAGTTTAGGAGCTACTGGAGGAGCTAGTACAGTACAATTAGCTGTTACTAACTTACCTTCACATACTCATAGTGCCTCACAATCAGCTCATACACATACACAGCCAACACACAAGCACAGTATATATGCATATTCTTCTACGACTGGTGCAACTTATCACAATAAAGCTGGAGCTTTTGCATATGGAGTAGATACGACAAACACAAAGGTTACAGAAACAAATGCTTGTTTAGTTGCAGGAGGAGATACAACTGGAAGCTCAACTCCATCAATTTCCATAGGAGCTACAGGAAGTGGAACAGCTTTCTCAATACTTCCTCCTTACTTAGTAGTCAACATTTGGAAAAGATTAAGTTAATCTTAACCACATGTGACAAGTGTAGTAGGCAGGAGTAACATCTAAGGCACTTCCTGATCCTAAGGCTGATGTTTGAGGGCTTGCTGTAGATGTTTTAGTATTATCTAAAGCAGAAGATAAATTCATAGCTTTACCAGTTGTTGTTTGAATAGCTCTAACTCCATTTTCTACATTAGCATAGATACCACTACGCGATGCTACAGTACCAGCATCACTTCTACCATATAAATTTGGCTTAGTTACACTGAGTGAAAAACTATTAACAGTCAATTTGACATTAGGAAGATTAGCTTGAGTGATAGTCTTACTATTACTTCCACCAGTAGCTTTAGAAGCTCCACTTCCTGATGTACCGAGTAAGAAACGACCTTCTATCTTCTGCCAAGTGGTACCAGTCCATCTAGTAGCTGGATTAGTTGTTGATGTAGTTACATAAACATCACCAACAGCATATGGACAGAAATTTTTAAATTTCTCATTAATTTCACTTTCAGTAAAGTATCTATCATCATGTGTATGACTTTTAGGAGCATAATCATGTGTATGAGAAGTATTAGCTTTTTTCTTTAGTTCTCCATTATAATATCCCATTAAAGCAGCTACGAGAGCTTCAGTGCTCTCATAGTCTACTAATTTCTTTAAAGCTTTTTCTAATGCTTGAGTATATACTTCACTAATACCAAGTTGTTCTTTAACTAAGTTTATTTTTTCTTTTAAACTCATTATTTATCAACTCCTTAAGCTCCTGCTCCTTTATATTTATCAATAATGGCTTGAGCTTCTTCTTCCGTCATTGTATTATTTAAGGCTGTTTCTACTGTTGTTGCTTTTGATAAAGCACTCTCAGCTGTACTTTTAGCTGTATTAGCTGTTTGACTAGCTGTTCCAGCTTGTTGTAAAGCTGAGGCACTATCAGTAGCTGCTTTATTCCATTTAGTTTTTTCTGCATCTGTTACAAATCTATGACTTGTATCCTCAGTTATCATAGAAGCTGGATGACTAGATGGATGAGTATAATTATTAGCTCCAGCTTGGATACCATCTAATTTTTTCTTGTCTTCCTTACTCATTAAACCATCTGAATTTTGAGTAGCGTTTCCAGGTAAAAATAAATCTCCTAATGCTTGCCAATCATTAACTTCTTCAGCTTCATAAATTAACATAGTATTCTTATTTTTATAAGTTGGTTCTTGAGTTACTATTACATAGTATCCTTCTTTTGGAGCTGGAATAGCAGATTTTAAAGCTTCCAAAGTTTCATATACTCCCTTCCAAGCTAGCCCACTAGCAAAGGTATTTATTGCTGCCGTTAATTGTTCTTGTGATACTTTATCACCCCAAGTTTTTTTCTCTTGAGGACTTACAAACTTTTTGCTATCTGTCTCTGTTACTTGGTCAGCACTATGTGTATGTGAAGATTCTGCTTTTGTTTTTATTAATGCTATAACTTCTTTAGCTAATAAATCATAAGCAACCTCATCTATTATTTTCTTTCCACTTGCTAAAATTTCAGCTACTCTTGTATCTAAATTTTCCATTTATATCACTCCTTGTTTTGATTTTTATATTTGTCTATTATTGCTTGTGCTTCTTCTAAAGTAATAATATCCTTTTGCATATCATCTTTAAGTTGGTCCGCATACTCTTTTAATTCATTTTTAGAATTTTTTAAAATCTCATATAACTCATCTACTATATCTTTTACATATTCTTTTTCATCACTAGGTAATAAAGGCTCTAGAAATTCCCAATCTTTTTTTTCAACAACATGAAAATATACTTCTTGAATACTACCTACTATCTTTCCTCTATCAGAACTTCTTAATACTAATCTACAAAATACTTTTCCGAAGCCTTGTAAAACTTCATTAGGAATAGCAATATCTATATTAGTAGTTATTGCACTATCTATTTCCTTTTCAACTACATAAGGCTCAGTAGGATTATTAGAACTGCAAAATACAGCTCTAATATTACCTTGAAAATCTTTTAAATTTTTTAAAACTATTTTTATATTTCCTATTCCGTAGTCGCCTTGGAGGAAAAATATGGGAGAAAAATTTGCATTTCTAAGTATATCCCAGCTAACTAACATTTCCTTCAATTTTCTCATTCCTCCTTAGCTTTGTATTTATCTACTAAAGCTGTCATTTCTTGTGGAGTAGTTGTTGTTTCTAATTTTTCATTTATTGTTTTTGCCCAATTATCTATTTTAGTAAAATTAGGGTCAAATACATCAGTTACAACAGTTCCATGGTCATATGTATCTGGAATGAATAATGCTAGGACAGGAGTATTTTTTCCATTTTGTAATTTTGTAGCAAAGAAAGCTACTTCTCTTTTAGTTAAATTTTCACTCATTAATTTTTGACTCCTTTCTTCTTTCATATCTGAATTTTTTCAACTCTTCATAAGTTAATTGAGCTATTTCTTCATAAGTCATATCTTCCCAGAACTTATCTTTAGTTAAAATCAATCTTATTCCAGCAGCTTTAAGGCTTTTTAATACAAATAGTATTTTATCTTCTTCTATTTCAGCAGGATATATAACTTCTATTAATCTTAATCCTATAGTTACTATTTGGAATAATTTAGGATTAAGATTAAAATAACCTGCTAATCCATCAATAATAGAATTTTCATCACCTATACTTCCAGTTGTTAGAATTTTAGTTTTAATTCTGTTTAGATAATCTTCATCAGTTTCTCCATATCTACTTTCATTATAATCAGAACCTAAATAATCTAAAGATTTTCCAAAATTTTTATCAATATCATTAATTACCTCAATATCTTTTATAGCTTGGATAAGGCCATTAAATTCATCAGTAAATACATTAATAATATTAGATAATATAGTATTTTCAATATTATAAGATGATGGCATTTTTTCAGAAAGTTCAGAGGAATCTAAAGCTTTTAATATATCATTAACAGGCATTATACCACCTCAATAGTTTCATCTTCACAAAACCAATATTCTCCAACTGGAATATCTTTATTTTCAGTATCAGTAGGATTAGAAGAAAAGCCTATTGTAGCAACTAACTCTAATATGGCATTAGATGCTGAATATGCTCTTGCTTCTAATTGATTAGTTACAACTCTTCTTGTATTCAGCTCTAAAGTTCCAGATTGTTGAATACTTTCCATATACTCTTTTACCTTATTTTTTATTTCTTGCTTTAAAGCTTCTGTTTTTAATTCTAGGTCAGTAATATTCCTAATTTCAATTTTTACATAAAACTGTTTCTTTTCCATCAGATAAAATTTAATAGGTTTTTCCTGACCAGCATTATTTTGAACTTGATAAATTTGGTCTCCTTCTGTTTCTATTCCAGCAGCTTTAAATTGATGAATTGTTTCAGCTACTTCTTTAGATGCTATTCCATCTATATATACTCTTACAAATCCAGGAGCAACACCATTTTCATCTATTTCTTCTCCTATATTTTCAAGAGTTAAAGCATTATTCACAGTTTCTAATTTTAAAAGTTCAGCAGTAATAGCATTAACAGTAGACCCACCCCTATTAACTCTATTTCTTCTTATTCTTTCTCTATATACAATATCTTTTTCTTGACCTGAACCACCACTAGCAGGAGTTATATTTGTAACTGAAACAACTCCTGTTATATTATTTCCAAGTTCTGATATATCTCCAATTATTGCATTGTAATCTGGTCCATACTCAGAAGCTATAGCTTGTACTTGTCCTTTTTTCTCTTCTCCAATTACAAGAGATTGAACAGTCATATAAGTTAAATTAGTTCCTCTTTTTTTAACAACAGTATATTTAGGAATAGTTACAGAAGCATTAGTTGTAAATTCTAATGTAGTAGTAGCATAACTACCAGCACTTCTAAAAATAGCAGGACTTTCACTTTTCCCATGATAATCTAGTTGAATTCCGCTTGAAGTATCTAGATATTTACTAAAATAAGCTTCTTTAGCTCCTTGCCAAGCTGTAGCTATTTCATCAGCAAGGACAAGAATTAAAGCTCCTTCTGGAGTATATAAATCTAATTCCCACTCTTCTCCAAATCTTTGTTTTAATTTTTCTTTAATTGTTTGTAAAATATCTGCAAGAAGTTTAGGAACAAATCCTTTTTCAGTAACTCCAAATTTTTCAGCCATTATTGAACTCCTCCTTTCTTGATAATAATTGTATATTCATTTTTATCAGTACAAAGTATAGTGAAATTTATAGCTAAAACAGCAGTTTTAGGGTCTTGTTTTACTTCTAATCTTTTTATCTCTACAACTGCTTTATCATTATTTAAAACTTTTCTTACTTCACTTTTTGCTCTTTGCTCTTGTTCTTCTCCAGTAAGAGAAAATATTTCTAACCAAGGGATCCCTTCATTTTCATCAAGGAACCATTCTCCTCTCATCATCTCTATTTTAAGAGTTATTCTTTGCCTTATATCATGGGTTTTATCAGCTATAACTATGTGTTTATCACTATCAATTTCTAAATTTCTTGTATTTAGATTTAGTTTAAAAGCCATTATTTATCACTCTCCTTTGTAGCACTTTCAGGAGCTGAAGTATTAGCAGTTCCTACTGTATGTTCAGGTTGTTGATAGCTATGAGTATGAGCTTTCCCACTTATTCCTGCAAATGTAACATCATTAGTTCCATATACTAATGGAGCTTGAACTTTCTCACTTGCTATTACACTTTTACAAGTAATTACAGCATTAGGAGCATTTATAGTAGTAGCTTTTAAAGCTGTAATAATTTCAACAGTAGTATCTATACTTCCATCTTTTTTAAATACTATTTTATGGCCAGTTTCTTTATTGATAATAAGTAAATCATCAGTATTAAAGTCAGGCATAGTATCATTTTCTCCATCTATAGTTCCTATTATTATTCCATCACTTAAATTAAATCTAGGAGATTTCATAGTAGATTCTGGTTGTTTTGTAGTAAGTATTTTTTCTAAACTTACTTCTGAAAAACCTATAATAACTAAATCTCCTTTTTTTAAAGGATTTCTAATAGAAAATGTAGATCCATTTGAAAAACATACTGGACATCTATCTATAGGTTGCGGTTCAAGTTCCTTACCTTTTATAACTGGTCTACCTAAAGGGAGTACTGATGCTTCCATTTTTATAGGATTATATGAAATAATAACTCCTGGTATCATAGTATGAATGCTTTGAAGAGTTACAATTCTATATTTTTCAAGCATTTTATATATTTCATTCATCTTCTATTCTCCATCTATTGTCATAGCTTCTATTTGAGTTTCACATCTATTTTTGTTATATGCATGTGATACTGAATTAACTTTCATTTTGGTAATAGTTTCATTTTTATCCTTTACATTAACTATAGTATTTTCTACTATTGCATTATGCAGATACATTGTTATTAAATACTCTTCATCTCTTTCTTTAATACTCTTTACTCCAGTATCAGCTGATATATCTAACTCTTTTTCTACATATTTAGGAGTTACAAAATATATGATACCTTTATTGGTTCTAGCTTCTACCCCTTGTTCTAAAGTATTGGCTAATCCTTGTAAAGCTTCTTTTAAATTGGAAGTAACATTATATCCTCTTGTTAACTCTTTATCAATTATGCTATCATCTATAACTCCGAGACCATACTTAGAAGTCTGCATGATATTTTTTACAGCTTCTAATACAGTAGTTCCAGGAGTAAAGTTTTTATTTATAGTATCATTTACAAAGTGATATTCTCCTTCTGTACATGTAAAAGTTACTCCTCCATTGTCATTTTCTTCAACTTCATCTATAGTACCTTCAAATATCATACTTTTGCCTGTAGTTTTATAACCAGCCATTATAATAATAGTATGCTCTTCAGTAGGATTATCTACATCAACTGCTATTCTACTCATTTTTAAAAATACAGATTTACTATTTTTATTTAAATAGTCTATACTAACAGTTGCATTATTCCCCATATTAGAATTTCTTCTATTGATGAGAAAGTGAATAGAGTAGTTAAAATTATTATATGTTTGTCCATCTATAATTACATCTATATCTGGAATAAAATTAAATGCCAAGTTTATCAACCTCCCCTTTTATTTGATTAACTACCATTTGCCACTCTGTTCCAACAGAAGCTATATCAAATACTTTATCTATTATTGCTGATTGAGTCATAGGGAGCAACTTCATAGTAAAATCAACTCCAGGAATAAGATTAGCTAATAGTTCTACATTTCCTAGTAATCTTTGGCCTGCTGCTAAATATTCTCCACTTTTATTTAATATATCTAATGAGTTTCCTATTAATTCAAAATTTAGTTTATTCCCACCTAAATTTGTTAGAATACTACTAGAAATATTATCTTTAAGAGACCCAAAATCTAGACATTTTAGAGAAAAATTTCCAAGACTATCAGAAGTTACTCCCATTTCAGATAAAGCTGAAATGCTAATATCTGGAAGATATTTAGAATTAACATTAACAGTTTTTAGAGGTTTCTCTTGATATTTAACATTTCTCTTCGGTCTGTTATTGTTAGCTCCAGCTTCTGCTTTAACTGTTAATAATGCTTGTTTTAAAGATATTTTACATTCAAAGCCATTTTGATACATAACAAATCCATTGAGAGTTTGTATCATCATATTTTCATAAATAATTCCTTCAGTAATATCTTCTATTGTAATAAGAGTTTCAGGAGAATAGTATAAATCTTCAAGCTTTTTTCTAGTATCTCTATAATCATCATTCTCATCTTTATTTATATAATAAAGAGAAAATGATAAAGTCATAGGTCTAATTACATTATTATCAGTAGCTACTGTTTTATCTTCCATAATGTCATCTGGAGAGTTAGCACTATAATTAGGAACTATCATATCATTGTATAACTCTATACCATTTATCTTTACCATCTTCCCTCCTTAATAACTGTTTCTAACTTTTCCAAATTGTTTTTCCATAGTTTTCAAAGTTAATTCTTGTATTCCTTGCCTATATTCTTCATTATCAAAAATGCCACTTAAATTTTTAAAATCAAACGCCAGAGTTAATTTACTTGAATTACTTCTATAATCTTTTCCAGTAGAAAAAATAGTATCTAATTCTTGAGGTTTATATATAGGTTTATAAAAATCATTACCTATAGCATATTCTATTTTATTTAGGGATTTATCATTATCATATGCAATTGCAGCTTCAACAATTGCTCTATTTTTTTCTTTTTCTTTTTCATTTATTCCTAACACTTCTTCACCTTTTTCTGTTAGAATATTTCCTAATGAGTTATACATTTTAGAACCTAATCCTCCAGTTAAAGCTTTATCTGTAACACTTAAACCTTTGACAATTGCATTTCCAGCAAAACCTAGTCCTTCTCCAATATAAGCCCCAGCTCCAGCTACTATTTTTTGCCATTTACTTTTCTCTCCTTCTATATTTTCTCTTACTCCTTCCATACCTTCTGTAAGAATGAATAAGAATCTATAAGCTATTGGGTCAAAAATTTCTCCCATTAAACTTTGTAAAGCTGATTTTTCCCCTTCAAAAGCTCTTTTCATACCACCTAAGCCTTCTTCCATATACATAGCCATCCGTTTAGTTGTTCCAGTTGAAGATTCTATTGCTTTTCCATATTCAACAACATTTTCAATCCCTTCTTTAAAAAGAATATTAATACTTGACATAGCTTCAGTTCCAAAAAGTTGTTGTAAAAAGAAAGCTTTTTGTTGTTCAGTCATTTTTTTAGTAGCTTTTTCTATTTTTAACATAGATTCATTAACACCTATGAACTCTCCTTTGGTATTAAATAAATCTACTTTATAATCCCTTAATAATTTAGAAGCTATTCCAGTAGGTGCTTGTAATCTTAAGAAAGTTTGTCTTAAAGCTGTTCCAGCTTGGCTTCCTTTTATACCACTATTAGCTAAAACTCCTAAATAAGAGTTTAAATCTGAAAATTCCATTCCAGTTTGATTAGCTATAGGAGCTACATATTTCATAGCTTCTCCAAGTTGAGCAAAGTTAGTATTAAATTTATTAGTTGTATAAACCATTCTATCAGTAACATAGTTAAGTTCATCAGCCATATATCCATAAGATGAGGCTGTATCTGTTGCTATGTCAGATACAAGTTGCATACTTTCTCCAGTAGCTTTTTGGGCAGCAATTACAGTAGGAGAAGCGTCTTGAATTTCTTTTAAGCTATATCCTGCTAATGCTAGATATTCCTGTGCATCTGAAACCTCTTTAGCAGTTGTATGGAATTGTAAAGCAACCTCTCTTGTACTTTCTCTAAGGCTTACCATCTGTTCATCTGTTGCTTGTATTTTAGCCCCAGTTTTTCTTAAAGAATCATCTAAATCAGCATAAGCATTTACAGAAGATATTACATAATCTTTCACTTGATTAAATACAACTCCAGCTGAAATAACTCCAGCTATCTTTTGTCCTATGCCAGATAAATAATTTCCTATTTTATCTCCGGAGTTTTGGGCATCATCTCCAGCTTTTCCTATGCTTTTTACAAGCTCATCTATATCAGGTTTAGTTTGTTTTGCTGTATTACCAGTTTTTTTTACTTTTTTCCCAAGAGTTTCAAGCTTTTCTCCTGCTTTATCAGCTTTTTGCCCTAATTGTTCATTAGCTTTTTCAACTTTTTTAATTTCTTTATCATTCATCTGATATCCAACTTCATAATAAATATCAGCTATTTTTTCTCCCACTTCCCCACCTCCTTTATCTTGGAAATAAAAAAACCTTGGTAATAATACCAAGGTTTAATTTATCATTTTATATTTTTTAAAAATTTCTTTTAAGTTTTATAGTTCTATCATATTCTAGGAAAGTACCAAATAAATCTGTTTGAATATATTCTCCTCTTAAATTTTTTCCATCTTTTCCAAATATTTTTCTAACATTTTCATTTTCTTGTAAAGATTCAGCAATAGAAACTATACTTAAATCATAAGTTCCGTTATAAATATTAAAATAAGTTGTTTCTGCTATTCCATTACTATCAACATAAATATCTTCAGAATGATTTCCTGGATATAAACTAACATTCAAGAGTGTCCCTTCAGGTAGATTTGTATTTATAATAACTTTTGTACCTAAATCATTATCTGTTTCAATTTTTACAGAAAAAGTAACATCAAACGGAGTATCTCCTATAACTTCTTCTTCTTTCATTTCCGAACATTTCAATCCACACCAATAAAGATTACCTTCTTTATCATAAGCTACATACTTAGAATAAAATTCATCATATGATAATGTCCACAATAGTACTTCTGTTTTTTGTTCTCCATCCTGTTTTATAGTACTTGCTAAATTTGCAGATTCCATATCCATTCCAGGATAATAATAATTAATAAAATAAGATTCATAATTAGGATTTTTTTGAATTATTTCACTACCTATTTTATCAAACTCCTCTTCTGTTGGATGACTTATTTTTTCATCAAAATCAACAATTACTTTAGTTGAATACTTTAAACCTTTTACTGTTTCTGTTTCTATTAGTTTATAGTTCCCTGCAAAACTAATGGAAAAAAGAATAAGAAACATAAAAAATATTTTTTTCATAAAAAACCTCCCAAAATAAAATATGTTAATAGAATATTAGCATATTTACCGAGAGGTTTCAATCGAAACTTTAAACCTTGATATTATTTAATTTTCAATGTTCTGGGGTTTATTTTGTATAAATTTATAAGTTTTACTTAATTTTTCAAAATTCCATTTGAGAACTTCCCAAGGATTTAATTTAAATCTATCTGCTATTGCATGAGCTATTCTCTCAACTTCTTCTATTTCAAACTCTAAAAAAGAAATGGAATTATAGTTAAAGTTTACGAAAAAAGGTATTAACAACATTATCAATAGAATTTTCTGTCATTATTTCAGAAGTTAATCCTTTAGGTAACATATCAAAATTTTTAGCTATAATATCAAATAGTATCTCTTTAGCCTCTACTAGATAATCTCCAGCTTCAGCTCTATTTACTATTCTTGTTCCTTCTCTTTTTGTTTTTATAAGTTCAGCTGTATTAGGTTTTCTAAATTTAGCTTTAAACTTAGTTCCTTTTATATCTTCTAAAATTACTTCTGCAAATTCTGGGTCATCATTTAAAACTGGAGGAGTATAGTCCTTCCAGTCAACTATAATCTCTTTTTTATCTTCCATTTAGTTTACTCCTTCCTCTTCTAGTTTTCTTTCAAATGTAATTTCAAAACTTCTAGCATTTTTTTCTCCACTTGAGTTCATTCCATTTTCTCCATCATTTACTACCATACATTTAAGGAATGTAGCCTTTTCTCCACCTTCATTTCTATTATCTCTTACCATTGTGAATTGTTTTCCAGTATTCATTAATTGTCTTAATTTTTTAAGACAAGTAGCTCCTTCTGGTCCAGGACTAATATTTATAGTTGCTCTTCCTGTTTGGTCAGTAGCTTTAAATGGAATAATTCTACCAGAACTGTCTACTCTAGTTATGACAGAATCTCCAGTTCTAGAATAAGAAAAGGCATTATCTCCATCTAAAACTCCCCCAAAATCTAATCCATCTATTGTAAGGAAGTCTCTTGCTTTATCATACATCTATTAATCACCTACCTGTGTTGTATCAAATGTTAATAATCCTGAAATACTTCCACTAATACACTCTCCACGAGGAATAGCAGTCCATTGTATTTCAAATTTTCCTGCTCTAATATCATTGTCTTGATATTCTGTTTTAGTTTTAACTTTCATTTTAGGCATTCCTACAGCTTGAGTAGTAATTCCATCATCTACTTCTTGTTGAGACCAAGTAGCTATAAACTTTCTAAAATCACTAGCATAGTCTATAATTACTGATTCAATAGCAGCATCAAATCTAGGAGCTGAGTTTAAATCTGCTCCAGGGTGTCCTGGTGGATTGTTTGACTTAAGAAGATTTACTATTGCTATGTGCATATCATCCTCCATATTCATTTTTCCCCAGATATTTTTAACAAATTCTCCTGAAGCTGTTTTACCTGGATATGTTACATAGATACCTCTTCTCTCCTTATTGATATAGTTGATATTGGCATCTTGGAGTTTCTTTTGGTCTGCTAAAGGTCTTTTACTTGGTCTACTTCCTATTTTTTCTCTCCAGCTCCATGGAAGATATCCAGGTTGAGTTGTTGTCATAAATCCTATTAATTTAGCATCTAAATAAGGTTCTCCATCAACTGCTATTACTTGGTCTTTATTTACAGTAGCAGCAAAAGCTGTAACACTATCAATTTCATCTCCTTCTTCTTCATCTGAAGTTAAGTAAGCAAATATTTTACCATTAGCAGCTCCCCAATCGGCAGCAGCTTTAGTTAAAGCAGTAGAGTCAAATTTATCTAGCATGAAAAATAAGAATTCTCTCTCTTCTTCTAGTAATTTATCTAATGCAGTTTTTAAAGCTTCTCCATCAGTTAGAGTTGAACTACCATACACATCTACATCTGCTACTCTTGCAGCTCCACCAAAGAAAGCTTCTACTTTTTTATATATTTCATCTCCACTCTCTGCTCCTACTATAGTTCCAGCACTTTCTACAGTCTGATATTCTATTTCTTTAGCAGTAGTAATAATAAGAGTTTTATTAAAATCTACTGCTAGAGTAGGTTTAGTATCTAATAAGGTAGTTGTATTTATATTTCTTCCCATTTTACCTCCTTAATATTGTCATATTTAGCTTCAGGTATCTCTTGTTTATCTACATAATGGATTACAAAGTTCTGTTGATACCTAAACCTCTTAGTAGTTTGCTCTTGTAAGTATTTACTTACATTAGTTATTTTCAACTTATCTCTAAGTGCTATTCCATCAAATTGGAATCCATCTAGTTTGTTTTTAGAAATATATTCTGAAAAGTTATAAATATTAGAAAGGTTATATATCAACTCATCTAAATTGAAATTTTCAGTATAATAGACATTTAACTCTAACATATACCTAGCTTGGAAGGCGTAATTTTTGATTAAAGACCCTTTCCAAGCATTAAATGGTATAACATTCAAGTCAGTAGTGTCGACCTCTATTATTTCAAATCTCACGTGGGGAAAGGGGTACTTCTCTAAGTCTATATCATTGATATCGACATCAGCTAATATACAAGGATATTGAGTATAGGTTGTTAAGTATTTATACCAAAAGCTTTCTAGTTGCTCTTTAAGGCTCATCTACTTTTCTCCTTGCTAAAAATTTAATATAATCACTCATATAGGAATTGTCTAACTCTTGCTTTAAAATATAGATTTTACCTTCAATTTCAAAGGTATCATTGATTTTAGGTTTATAGTTTTCAGATTTTAAGAAATAAATAACTTTATCTCCTATTACAAAGCCACTACCATTCTCCATTCTCTTATAGTTTGGCTCTAGTATAGCTGCCATTAATTCATAAGTTACTTCTGCTTTTTGTGGTTTCCCATTAACTATATCCCCAGTTGTATATGATTTTACTTCTATAAAAGTTGAGTATTCTTTTATAACGTCTTTA